CAATACGGCTTATTTTGGCCTCACTGATTACCGTACCGTTCTTGGCTATATGGGCAATTAAGGTCTGATTGTTAGCCGTGGCTGGCTTTAGCGTGACAGATACAACAATCCCAGCAGTATAATCAGGAGCTCCGGTGTAGGTCAGCCTGCCGCCAGTGGTAGCGGTGAAGTTAGATACACTGCCAACCACCCATGTTCCAGCCACAAGCACTGGCGTATTCGTAGCGGCTATAGCGGTCGCTGTAGAATTGCCGTGGATAGTGACTTGGCCATACGTCTGGGTCGCCGTAGAGGCGACTGTGATGTAATTACTGGTAGCGGTCAAAGAAATACCGTCACCAGCAACCAGACTTGCAACCACGGGGTTCTGCGACGTTGTGTTGAGAAATAGCGGGGTTCCAGTGGTGTCGGCGGTAAAGCTATGCTGGATTTTTATTCCATCATTAGCGGAGATATTGGCAACCACGCCGGGGCCATCTTCAATGCCGCGGATGTAGTTGACACTCCCTGATGCAGTTAATACAGGTGCGGCAGTTCCCGGCCCCTTGGCCGCTATTGAACCAGTTACCCCCAGATTACTAACAAAGTTATCATACGAGATCTTGTAGTTCGTGCCGTTTACAAAGTAATCAAGATAGCTGCCAGCATCAACCGATGACTTGGCAACGAATTCGCTTTTCTTGCGGCCCTGTGTTCTATCAACCATTGGTATTTATCTCCAAGCCTATAGCACCCGTAGATTCAGCCAGAATGCTTTCTTCGCTTTCTGGATAAAAGTGTCCGCTGATTCCCCAGCTTTGATCGTCATTGCCAGAACCAATCGGCAGAGTAGACGGCAGCTTGGTTTCTGATATGTGCTGCCCAAGCAGGCGCATTGTCTGCAACCCTTCGCGGGCCGCTTTGATTAACCCAGTGCTAACAACACCACCGTAATCCGGGCTGACCTCAATGGCCATGTTAGCGATCAGGCCACGCAACGCGCCGGTCGGGATCGTTACCTCATCACCAAGATCGCTGACGGTAGTATAGCCAAGCGTGATACCCTGCGCGTCAAGTTCGCCCATGTAGTTGTTCAGGGCGAATATAAAGTCTTGGTATTCATCAGGCTCTAACGATGCCTCTGAAGCCTGTACCAGTATCCGTTGTAATGCCGCCTTTGCGACCTGCGCTACTGTAGCCATTATTCAAATTTCGCCTTTGAAGATTTTGAGCCTTTGCACTTCCAGCGCTTACGGCTAAGTCTTAGTGGGGAGTTGGGGTCTTTGGCAGCTTTGGAATGTTTCTTCATCTGCCCAGCTGATCTTGCGCAATACGAGTCGCCCTTTTTTGTGCCGGGGCGCACTCTGGGGCCGCCATCTGATGCTTTGCCAGCCTGTCCATAGCTGACCTTCTTACCAGATGCGGTAACTTTAACTTTGGCTTTCCCCTTTGCGGGGGTTCTCTTGGTGGCCATAAGGTTAAGGGGGCCGAAGCCCCCTGTCCCCTATTGGTTATACGCCGAAGCCTTGGCCAGCGAAGAACGGATTGAATGTTGCGTATGCTGGCAACAGGTCAAAACGTACTTTCTGGGTGTTGGCATCACCGTCTGCGTACTTAGTAACACGGATTGACATACCATCGCTAGTAGTAGCAATAGTGTCAGTAGCGTACAGTTTCGGCAGTTTGACAGTACCGATACCGAATGCCTGCTTAACAAAGAACAGGTTCGGCTGATACAGGGTGGCTGAAGCTGACAGGATGTTTACAACAGCGCCGTTAGCCGGGGCTGCGTCAACAGTGTTGTACTGACCGTTGGCTTCATAGATGGCTGGGCCAGCGACTACCAGAGTGCCTGCGCCAGAGCCGTTCAGAGTAACGTCAGCAGTTACAACACCAGTCCAAGCTACGTTGTTGCCAGAGGCATCAATCATAGGCTGCTTGGTGTCCAGATTCAGACGATTTACGTCAGCGATAGTAACCATGTCACCAGCCTTAACAACCATGTTGGCTTGGAAGCCAGTCACGGCGAGAGACTGAGTCATGGTGTCCTTAGCAGTAACGTAAGTTGCGTCAGGAGCAGAAGACAGAGTACCAGCGCGGTCAGCACCAGTGCCAGATGTGAAGCTGGCCAGTGCGTTTGATGTCATAGCCATCATGCCACCAAAGTTGCTGGAGATCTGTGATTTTTCCCAAGCAGTACGTACCAGACCATCAGCAGCGTTCAGACCGTTCTGAGCAGAAGCCAAGCTGGTAGTAGTGAAGGGGTTCATCAGGTAGTACTTATCGGCAGACATGGGTACACCCAAGCTGTCCATCAAAGCGCCTGCGCCTGCAACATCGCCCCAAGCGTCAACGGCAGTGCCGTGTGAACCGTACTTGAGAGAAGCATTCTTCAGCATGTAAGAAGCCAGATCGACTTCCAAGTCGGTTACGATGCGGCGAGCCATCGGAGCCAGAATTTCATCCAGCTGATCCAGTTCAAGCGCTTCTTCAACATTGCCCCATTCGGTGGCCACGGTGAAGTAGTCCTGAACAGTACCAGTTGCTTTACCGGCAATGATGTCAGACTTGGTGGAAGAACTAATATCACCACCAGAAGTACGGATTGAGTTGTAGTCATGCGGACGCTTGAAGTCAACAGTGGAACCGCTGGAAGGATTAAACTTGCCAGACAGCAGCTGAGTGTCAACGGTCTTGGTTACAACTCGGTTAGATTCGAACGCATCAAGAAAGACGCGAGCGACTTTCCGGGTTACGTTGCTATTTAGATTATTAGCCATTTTAAGTCACCTTACTCAAAAGTGGCTCCTTTTGGCCCCTTTGGCTTCGGGGATATACCTGCGCCTTGCGGCGTTTCAACAGGTTCGGGAGCCTGATTTACCTTGGGTTTAAGAGCAGCAACCTTCGGCTTGATTTCAGTGGCAATCTTTATGGCGGCTTCCATTGGGCTTAATGACCTGATGGATTCTAACTCCATGAGATTCTGCGAAAGATACTTGGTAATCAGTGGCCCCTGATCGTCTTCTATAATGAAGTTGACCAGTTCGTTCTGAATACCAAAGTTGCTTACTGTAGCGCCAGCTACTTGCAGTTCCTCTGGCTTTATACCCATCTGGGTAGCTCTGGTAGCGTATGTCTCAATCTTGCTATTGAACGCCTCTTGTTGCTTACGCTGCTCTTCCTCTGCCAACTGCATCTGTTGCTCTTGCAAGTAACGCTGTTGTGCATCAAAAGCCGCAGCCTTTTTAAGTTGCTCATCCCTTTCTATGACCGCCCTTTTGTATTCCTCATCGGTAATAGCAAATGGGTCAGGCATTTCAGGAACTTGCGGTCGCTCCTCTTTCGGCATCCTTTGCAGTAATTCTTCCCTTTCCCTTTCTAATGCTTGAGCCTTACGTTCCGCTTCACGAAACTTCAGGGTTTTCTCAGCAATAGCTTGGTCAAAGATTCTCTGCTGTTCTTCCGAAAAAACAACTTTTTGTTTCTGGGATTCCCCAGAGTCCGGTGATGATTCGGAATCAAGACCTTCGTCCTGATCTTCAGCCTCTTGCGTATCTTCAATCTCAACTTGATCGGAGTCAGATTCTTCAACGTAATCGTCTGGTTGCATCTCGTTCATAATGTTGCCCTTATAGGTAAATGCCGCGAATAAGGTCGCGTTCCTGCCGTGGTAAGGCCACGTTCCTTCTGCTAGTGTATCACTGTCTATAGTGACACAGCAATAGTCTTATATTACCGCCTACCCCTGTAAGGGGGTCTAATAGTATTGTCTTTTGTGTACGGGTTCTCAAAAAGAGCTTTTTCGTAGTCAACGGCTTGCACAAATCTATCCGTATCCATATCTTCTACCTGCCTATAAAGCGGTATATCGTAGGTTGATCGCTTGTCATCCATTAGCTTTTGCACTGTTCTGGCAAGATATTCGTCATTTATTAAAGAGTATTAGCCCTGACCGCCCATCATACGCAAGTCTGAATACTTTCTATTTAACTGATCCCATTTGTCATGGGATTCTTTATTTTCTTCTTTTCGCTTGCTTAAATCTTTAATTCTGCGTTTGGTTCTTTCAGGGGATGAAGATACCCCTTTATTATAAAAATGAGACTTTTCAGAGTCCATGTTCGCCACTTCGTACATCCTGATCTTTCTTAATACCTCATCGAAAAAGCCTTCATTTTCCGCAGGGCCACTTGGTGTAGACATCCTGCTTAAGATCGCTCCGCCGTATTTATTAAATAGCGGGTGCCTCAAGAAACCTTCCAAGTCATCAGATTGAGCAAATTTCTCTAAATCTTGATATTCGCTTACCTTGAATAAAGCGCCCATTTCATTATCAGCAATGTTGTATCTTATGTAGGCATCTTCATAAGGGGCTTTCGCTAACCGCTCGGCTGTTTCAACTATCTGTGGCGCTGCGGCTACCGAACCGCCCCCGGTTCTACCTTCAATGTCAGATATAGCGTGGCTTATTTCGTGCATCAACGTGCTTTTAGATTCTACCACTCCAGTGCGCGACTTATCTTTATCTCTGACATTTAGTGTGATGTCTTGGTTGTACGGGCTAAAGCTCCCGCGAGTTGAACTATTATCAAACCTATAAGAAACCGGGTATTTAGCTAGTTCTGGATATGCCTCATAAAGTTCCTCATGCTTTAGTATCTCTCCAAGGGGGCGTTGGAAATACGAATGTATACCCTGAAACATTTCATCTTGTAAGGCTAGTTCTTTATCGCTTGCTTCCAAGCCAAGCATATCGGAGCGCATCTTTGTGGATTGTATCTGCGACTTATTATCCGGAATCCAATACATCCACTCACCATCTAGATTGCGTTGCCAGCCTGTCGCGTTCTTTATTTCCTCCGCCGTACTACCTGCATCCTCCATCCTATTTGCCTGAAACAGCTTTTCTTGATCGGCCTTTCTTGACATGGGGCCACCCCAGCTAAACAGGGTTTGGAGCCGGGTGTTCTAGCGGCAGATGAAAGGAAGCCTGTTGGAGCAAGCATGGTCGCAGGGGTAACAGGATCAAACTCTGTGACCTGTCCGGTTTCCGGGTTGTATGCCCTACCACCTAAAGCACCAGCGGTATACTGGTCTTTTATGGATTGATCTATGCCTTGAAGGATGTTTATACCAGCTTCCTTCGCCTCATCTAAACTTGGTGGGTCTGTGAACAGGTTGATAACTGCGTTTAGTGCGCTTTTGCCTGCTCGGTAGGCAGGCATATATTCAAAACCAACTTCTGGTTCGCCTAACTTTGCTGGGATAGATATTTGTTTGATTCCGGGGCCACGCCTTGTGCTTGTGTAGCCCATATCCAACCGCTGCTCTGGCGATAGAATTTCCCTTCGTTCAGGCATAAAGAACCCAAACAAGCCGTTCCCGCCATACTCATATTGTCTCAGTGCTGTTTGCGTTTCAGCCACGCCTAAACATTCCTATCATTGGATTAGCTAGTTCCTGCGCCTTCTTGACGTTATCAAGCTGTACGCCTTCGGTCTGTACGCCCTCCTTGGTGATCTTGGCTCCAGCCTCCTGCGCCTTGATCTG